CAAGGAAGACTTGAAAATATTAAAAACAGAGAGTATAATATACGTAGGAAAGCTGACATACTTTTTGAAAAAGGTAAAAGAAAATGAACTCAGAAGATATGGCTAAATTTATTGAATCATTAGACGACGAACAGCGAAAGGCATTTGAAAAAGTCTTTAAATCTGTTGGTTCCTCGATGGGCGTTGAAGTAAAAGAAGAAAAGCAGGATGTTCCTGCTAATAATGTTAATGAAGATTTTCGTGTTACTAATTCTAAATTAGAAAGAGGGAGGACTCCGGTGAGAGCCAGAAAAAATAGTTGGCAAGATACTGGCGAATGGAAATTGCCAGAGGGCGAAGAAGAATGGGAAGGAGGTAGAAAACGAGCTACAAGAAGTAGAGCAAAAGCTAAAAAAATTAAAGTGGAGTGTTCTGTGTGCGGTAAAACATACATGGAAAACCCAAGCTTACTTTATGGAGAATACCACCGATGTAATCGGTGTGGGGGCAGATAATGGAATCCAAGCTGTTGGACTTAGGTGCAGAGAGAGCAGTACTCGCTGGTCTCTTTACCTACGGTCTAGAATCATATGTTGAGATTAGCGATATAATTGATCACAATAGTTTTTGTCATCAAAACAATCAGCTAATATATAAATGTATTGAAAAAATCTTAGCAAAAGAAACGCAAGTTGATCTACCTGCTATTCTTTCTGCCGCCGATCAGCTTGGGTTTTCTGAAATAATACAGACGAGGCAAGAGCTTGAATACATTAATTCTTTAATGGAATTTCCGGTAAAGAAAGAAAACGTAATTCACTTTGCCGCACAAATCAAGAAGTTTGAGTTCGCCCGAAAAATCAGAAGTCTTGCCAGCAAAATCGGTAGAGATATAGAAGAGATCAAAGGCGATGAAGATATTGATGATATTATCGGTATTGTAGAAAATCCTATTACAGAGTTTCTCCAAGAAGATGATACAAGAGATAAACCAGAGAAAATAGGCGAGGGGTTAGAAGATTATGTTGACTTTCTTATAGAGAATAAGTGTGACCAGATCGGCATCCCCAGCGGTTTTAATAGATATGATGCGGCCATTGGTGGTGGCTTACGACGCAAGTGTGTAGATTTAGTTTCTGCTAGACCCAAAGTTGGTAAATCTGTGTTTGGCGATAATGTTGCGGTACACGTAGCAAGAAAAGGTGTACCTGTACTAATGCTCGACACAGAGATGAGCAAAGAAGATCATCTAAACAGAATTCTTTCTGGAATTAGCGGCGTTCCAATTAGTGAAATTTCTACGGGTAAGTTTGCGGAAGATGAAGAAAAATTCATTGCCGTAAAAGCAGCTATGGATGAGATCAAGGATATACCGTATACTTATGTTAGTGTAGCGGGAGCGCCATTTGAGAATATTCTAAATCACATTAAACGATGGGTAATTCAAGAAGTTGGCACAGATGAAAACGGAAGAACAAATGAGTGCGTAGTCGTTTACGATTATCTTAAACTCATGTCGTCTGCCGGAATCTCTGGTAACATCCAAGAGTACCAAGCGTTAGGTTTTCAAATTACAAATTTACATAATCTTGCGGTTAAGTATGATTTTGCATGTCTTGCATTTGTGCAGTTAAATAGAGATGGTATCACCAAAGAGTCTACGGACGCTGTAAGCGGTTCTGACAGGCTTATCTGGCTATGTACATCATTCTCTATATTTAAAGAAAAGTCCGCCGAGGAATTAGCAGAGGATGGACCAAAGGCTGGCAATAGAAAACTTGTACCTATTGTTTCCAGACATGGCCCCGGAATGCAGGACGGAAACTATATAAATCTTAGGATGGATGGCGATTATGCTAAACTATCTGAGTTAAGAACAAGAGATGAATTTATAAAATCTGGAACCGACGACGCAATTGAAGGCGCAGAACTACCATTTGAGGAAGATACAGAATGAGCTACAAAGCACACTTTAAAGGAGGCCCATCTCATGGTGAGGTTACAGCCATGTCAAAGGCCGAACAAATAATTTATGTAACAAAAGTTTATGATATGAGTGGCTTTAGAACCAAGTCTAAATATAATTTAATAGATCAAAAAGGTGAAGATCTTTATTATATCTTGGACGAAGAAAGATTTGATGGTATAAACCCGACTCCATTTAAAAAACATTAAGATGAGTACAACAAAACAAAGACTTGATTTAAATAAAGTTAAGGATCTTATAGTAGATAACATTGAGATTCTCTTAGAAGATCTAGACATAGACTATGAGTGCATGTCTGATAATATATTTATGAAATGCCCGATTCATGGTGGAGATAACGATAAAGGTGTATCTATATCTTTAGCACAAAAGAACTGGAGATGTTGGACTCGCGGTTGCCATGAAGATTTTGGAACTGATATTTTCGGATTTATTAGGGGTTGTAGAGAAGACCCGACATTTTCTGACACACTGAGATATGTATGTAAGCTCTATAATATCGGAAATGAGTATAAAACCAATAAAGTCAAAACCGAAAGTAAAAAAAGCGAATTCGACGAGATAGTAAGCATCTTTAGTAAAAAGAGAAAGAACATGAAATCAGAATATGTTAGAGATGTAGAAACCTTAAATAATTCATTTTATTTTGAAAAAAGAGGATTTTTACCTGAAACATTAGAGCGTTTTGGAGTAAAAGATTGTATAGATAAAAATTCAAAGATGTGGAATCGTGCGATTATTCCAGTAAGCTTAGACGGCAAAGAAGTTGGATATATTGCAAGAGCAACTAAGAATTTTATACAGCCTAAATATTTATTCTCTAACGGGTTTAAAAAAACAGAATATCTATATAATTATGATAGAGCTATAGAAAAGGCGCAAGAAAAACACACTCTATTTTTGGTGGAAGGGCAGGGCGATGTTTGGAGATTATACGAGGCAGGAGTAGAGAATGCTGTTGGGTTGTTTGGTAAAGACATATCAGAAACTCAAAAATCATTGCTTGTAAAAGCAGGTGTAACATATTTAGTTGTGCTTACAGATAACGATCAGGCCGGTAGAGAAGGGAGAATGAAAATACAAAGAGAGCTAAATAGAATGTTTAATTTAATTTATCCCCCAATGTCTAAAAAAGATGTGGGCGACACATCTGTAAAGAAAATACAAAAACATATTTTATCACAAGTAGAAGGACTTTATTAATGATTCTAGGTATATCTGGAAAAAAACAAGCTGGAAAAACGACTGTTGCTAATATTATTCATGGTGAAACTCTGATTAGAAACAGCATGGTGCTTGACTATAATATAAATGAGCAGGGTAAACTCATTGTCAAAACAACCAACTCTAAAGACCAAGAGGGTTGGGGGGAGTTTGACATTGAACGTAAAGACGAACAGTTTGTAGAATACGCTCATTATAGTATGTGGCCTTTTGTTAAATTGTACAACTTTGCTGACTCGTTGAAGGACATGTGTATCAATCTATTTGGGTTTACATATGAACAGGCATACGGAACTAATGATCAAAAAGATCAAACATTAAAAGACATCAGATGGGAAGATATGCCGAGGTTTCAAAATATGAAACTGATGAAAAAGATGCCTATTGACGCTAAAAAAAGTTGGGATTGGCGGGAAGGAGAAATGACAGCCCGTGAGTTTATGCAGTTCTTTGGGACTGACATCATGAGAAAGATACATAAAGACGTTTGGACAAACGCCTGTATTAATAAAATTACAAAAGAAGGTAGTGATCTTGCTATTATAGCAGATGTTAGATTTCCTAATGAAGTTGAGGCCGTCAATAAAGCGGGCGGCAAAGTATTGAGATTGGAGAGGAATGTTCATGAGGACAACCATGATAGCGAAACCGCGCTAGATGTGGATAACTATGACCATTCTAATTTCTGGCATGTGCTAGACAATAGGGAGATGACTATTCAGGATACAATTACTGAAGTCAAATCTCTATTGGAGCAAATTTAATGATAGTGACTTATATTAGATCGTCAAGTTATAACGGTTATGACTACTGCCAGATGCAATACTTTCTGACTTATGTTCTTGGGCATAGGTCAGATAGTGGAAAGAAAGCAGAACTTGGAACAATGGTTCATAAAGTTATGGAAATTCTTGCTGGACTTAAAAAATTTCAACAAGATAATCCTAAAAAGAAATATTTAGTTGTAGAAGACGATGCGGCTGGTAAAATTAGGATACATAAAGACAAATTACTTACAGATGATTTTATACACGAATTATGCGAAATCAGTATAAAATGTTACGAAAAAGACTCTAAACATAAATGGTATCCAGCAGATAAAAAGCAAGTAATTGCTCTTTCTTGGGATACACTTAAATATAACGAAGGTCAATTTGATCCACGATACAGGGACATAGTTGATCCAGAGCCACATTTTGATATTCCAATCGAAGAAGATTGGGCAAAATATGAGTACGAAATGCCAGACGGTAAAGTGATTAAGGGTCAATTGGCAATAAAAGGAACTATTGACCTCGTAACAAAGCTGGACGATGAAACAATAGAAGTTATCGACTGGAAAACTGGACGAAGATTAGATTGGGCAACGGGTCAAGAGAAAGATTTCAAGAAACTACAAAAAGATGCTCAATTATTATTGTATAATTACGCCATATCTAAACTGTATCCAGATTACAAACAGGCAATTATGACCATATTCTTTATAAAAGATGGTGGTCCTTTCAGTATGTGTTTTGATAAATCAGATCAAGATAAGTTTTTGGAAATGCTGAAGAATAGATTTGAAGAGATCAAAGCGAATGTATCTCCTAAACCGTTGCGAGACGATAGGAGTCATTGGAAATGCACAAAACTGTGTCATTTCTATAAGAATAATTGGGAGGAAACGGACACTCCAATGTGTATATATATAGGAGAGAAGTTAAAAAAAGACGGTCTTGATAAGACTGTAAAAGATTGTACAAATAAAGGTTTTTCAATAGGTTATTATGAGGCACCGGGATGAAAAGAAGAGATTTTATAAAATTAGGAGCAACTACATTTGCTTGCGGAAATATCACAGCTACTTACGCAG